ATGGATTATGTCGGAAGTAGGTAGGCTATGCAAAGACATAGATGCGAAGAAGACGTTGAGCAGTGACGAAGAGATGCGGTTTACGTGTCGGGCAATCATCGAGGAACACCCTACTATTACGCTTGAAGAAATCAAAGTCTGTTTTGATATGATTCGTATGGGCAAATTCGGAAAGCTGTACGAGCGTCTGAAGTCGGCAGAAATCCTGGAATGTTTACGGCGTTATGAAGGTGAGATACGCACGGATATTATGGAAGCCAAACGACAGGCAGAAAAAGACGAATACCGTAAATACACGGAGGAGAAACTTGAACCGTTAAATCTGGCGCAATTGGTAAAAGACAGCCCCAAGGCGAAAGGCAAAGGCATAGGAAGCAGACTCCGCGACCACCTTGACGCATATGCAGAATATGACCCTACGCTTGCAGAAACGCAAAAAACGAATTAGATTGCAGCACTATCGCTTTGGTTCATTAGGTAGTTTTCATTCTTTTTGGGTTGAACGGAAAGGGAGGCTTATGCCTCCTTTTCTTATATTGTAAAGCGTGAGCGAGCGAACAAAAGCAGTCAAAGCACTAGACGCAGCGTACAGCATATACGTCCGTAAAAGCCACGCCGATGAATACGGTATGGTAGCTTGCTGGACGTGCGGCAAAAAAACGTACTGGGAAAAAGAAGGGATGCAGGCAGGACATTTCCAGACACGCAACAAGTACAGCACGCGATGGCATTACGAGGAGATAGGCGGTAAGGTAGTTACGCTGAATTGTAAGCCACAATGCGGTGGTTGCAATATGGTGATGGGTGGCAGGAACTACGAGTTTGGCAACCGTCTTAACCAAGTGTACGGAGAAGGCACAGCCGAACGTATTATTGCCGAGAGTAATGCCTTACGCAAGTTCACCACGCCAGAGTTACGCGAGCTAACTCAATTCTTTAAGAAGCTAACCCACGACTGTGACCTGCATACATAAATTTTGGTCGGAGAACTACAAAGAAATAATCACAATCTCCAGCATATATATAGAATCTAAATACGCTGAAGACTTGGTGAATGACATAGCCTTGACTATCTTCGAACGCGAAGACGACAAGTACGAGGCGATGTGCGAGCGGGGCGAGTTGCTTTGGTACATCATTAGATGGATTAAAATCTGCAACTTCTCCAAGACCACACGCTTCTACTACAAGTACAAGAAATGGCAAGAGCATCTGACTTTCGAATATCCCCTCAATGCTTTGGGTACGATGCCCGACAGCTACAAGGAGATGGACTACAAAGAACAGCTAGAGAACGTAGAACATCTGCTGGACGATTTGTATTGGTTCGATGCCGAAATTTTCAAGGTATATTACCTGCATAATCACAGCATAAACACACTAACCGATGCCACAGGAATCAGTAGAAAAACAATCCAAGTCAGTCTCCAAAAAACCAAGGACTACATCAAAGCGAACATCGAAAAAGTCCAAGGGTCTGGGAGACACAATCGAAAAGATAACAGAAGCAACGGGAATAAAGGAGATAGTTGAAGCTATCACCGACGATTGCGGTTGCCAAGAGCGTAAGGAATGGCTCAACAAACGCTTTCCATATGCCACCACGATGAACGCACACCAAAAGAAGGTGTACGAAGACATCATTAAACCAGAAGCAGACAAAGGTGTGCTGACGGCAGTAACACAAAAAGCGGTAAACGAAATGTACCGTGACCTGTACAAGTTCAAAGCACGCTTCACTCGATGCGGTAGCTGCCTCAAAGAACGTCTGGTCAAATTGCAACAGGTATACGAAGCGTCGTGCGAATCATAACGGCTGGCATCCTCGATGGCTACCAACGACGGAAAGACAAGACGGTAAGCCTACGCTTTGTAACTCAAGAAAAGACGAGTAGCGAAGTGATGACCATCGACGAACTGACCGACACTTATGGAATCTTATATTTCAAAGCAGGGGAGACGATGGAGGAATCCGAACTAGAAGAGTTAGAATCAATTGACCTCGACCTATACGACCAACCAAAGACGCAAAGCCAGAGGCTACGTAATGTCATATACAAGGTGTGGGAGTCACAAGGTAAACGAGGGGAGTTCAAGACCTTCTACAAGCAAAAGACGGATGCCATTATCGAATACCTCAAAAGTCAAATTGAGTTGTAAAGAACAAGCAAAAACAAGCAAATGACATTTGTAAAAGGAAAAAGCGGAAATCCAACTGGACGACCCAAGGGTTCTAAAGACAAAGTAGGGTCAGCGGCTCGTGAGTTGTTTGTGCAGGTAATGGAAGGCGAGATGGAAAACATCCAAGATTCACTTGCCGTCTTGCGAGAGAACAGCGACGAGAAATACCTCAAAGCTCTGAGTAGTCTGATGCCATACTTTATGCCTAAGCAACAAGAGACCGAGATTAAGTTTGACGAAGCAGTAAAGCCACCATCTTGGTTTGATGAGGTGCTGGAACGTGAAGACCACGACGGTAAGTCAAAGTTGATTGATTAAAAAAATATGTAGAATGTTTGCTTGTTTGTGGAAGATGTGTATATTTGTACAGATTTAAACACCAAACGAAAATGAAAACATTTGCAAAGAAGATGGACGACAAAAACACCACAAACTTTTTATCGGTTTTTAGCAACGAGGACATTAAAGAAATGTTCGAAGAAGACATTGCAACAACTGCACGTCAAGCCTGCGACCTGCGTCATCCAAACGTATTAATGCAGGTGACAGATAAACCAAACGAACGTCAATTTGAGGCGTTCTTTTGTGAACGATTGAGCAAAGATGACCGTGAGGAATTAACAGCGCAGTTGCAACACAACTTTGGTGAAGAAAATATACTAGTTGTGGCGGCGGAAAAACACTTTATACCAGTGGCACAATTAAATACCACGCACGTTTTTAAAGTAGTGTTACACGTAGCAAAGTAAGAAAGTAGGGCGCAAGCCCTATTTTTGTTTAGATGCGTCAAGCCAAAGCATATTACGATTTATTGCATTGCAAGACGAGGATTGCTGTACTGCAAGGTGGCACTCGTAGTGGCAAGACTTTCTCAACTATTACACTGCTGTGCGAGTGGTGCTATCGCAATCCAAACGCAGGTTACCTCATCACCGTAGTACGCAAGTCATTTCCCTCTTTGCGTGCGTCTGTGATGCGGGACTTCTTCTTCATCTTAGACAGAGAGGATTGGTACGACGAACGCAACCACAACAAGACAGAGAACACGTACAGCCTATTTGGAAATACGTGGGAGTTTATTTCCATTGACCAGCCTCAAAAGATACGAGGAGCGAAACGACAGTTCTGTTTTATCAACGAAGCCAACGAGCTAGACCTCGAATCGTACAGGCAGTTAGCTTTGCGTACCTCCAATGACTTCCAAGGCATTTCTATGATTCTGGACTACAACCCGTCCGATGAATACCACTGGATATATGACCACGTAATTCCACGCGACGATGCTTCTTTTTACAAGTCTACATATTTAGACAACCCGTTTCTTAATCAGGAGACCATAGACGAGATTGAAAGGCTCAGAGATACCGACGAGTACTACTGGACGGTTTATGGTCTAGGTGAGCGCGGAATTAGCCGAGAGACTATCTTTAGGTCTGACGTGTACAGCGAGCTGCCAGAACGAGCAAAGTTCTTGGCTTGGGGATTGGACTGGGGATACGCCAATGACCCGACGGCTTTAGTCAAAGTCTATGAACACGACCACGCTCTGTATATTGAAGAGGTACTGTACAGCGGTGGATTAACGAACAGCGACATAGGCGATAAGCTCAAGGATTTTGGCATTACAAGGCACGAAGAAATCATAGCAGACAGCAGTGAGCCGAAGAGTATCGAGGAGATTCACCGTATGAACTTTAACATCAAACCAGCCAAGAAAGGAGCAGACAGCGTGAGGATTGGTATTGACCTGATGCGTAGGTACAAGTTGTACATCAAAGACACGAGTACCAATGCTCAAAAAGAATTCCGCAACTACAAGTGGATGACCGACAAAAACGGCAAGGTGCTGAATCAACCCAAAGACGAATGGAATCACTGTATCGACGCAGTGCGGTATGTTTGTCTTAATAAACTGCTTCGTAGAACGGGCAAATACTTTATCCAATGAAGGTACGCATTACAATTCCAGAGAGCTACGCAGACATTACCATCTTTCAATACAAAGAGATGATGAAGCGATGGAAGGACGGGCAGCGAAACAAGAAGACTATTACGGACGTGCTGGAAGTTTTGTGCGGTGCAGAAGCAGACCTCGTGGAACGGATGCACGTAGAAGATGTTGCCAAGCTCACGAAGGATTTGTTTTGGCTGTTCCAAGAACCACAAGTACACGAGTTTCCTCTGAAACAAACCTTTATGCTACACGGTGTAGAGTATGGGTTTATTCCGAATATGCAGGAATTGACGGTAGGTGAGTTTGCCGATTTAGAAACGTACTTAGAGAAAGGTATGTATGAAAACTTGCAAGAAGTGATGGCAGTTTTGTACCGACCTGTGATTGCCAAGAAAGCACAGTTGTACGAAATCGAAGCGTACAGCCCCAGCAAGATAAAAATAGATGCAATGAGCGAATGCCCGATGGACGTAGCAATCGGTGCGGTGGTTTTTTTTTATCGTATCGAGATTCTATTAGCAAACGCTTTAGAGCGTTATTCACCAGCAGTGGAGAGCAAGACAAGATGAGTCAAAAGTGGGGATGGTACGCAATCATCTACCAACTTGCTGACGGCGATATATTAAGAATGGAAGGAGTCACACGTATATTGGTAGAGGAAGCCTTTACCTTCTTGGCTTATGAAAAAGACCTCAACTTGTCTCAGAAAATAAATATCAATGCAGACCGTAAACGACGTTAACGACGTATTTCAAACCATCGTTACCAACCACCAGCAACTCAAATCGTTCTACACGCATTCCGTGGATGAGGTAGACATCGACCAGATTACGATTGACCAGTTTCCTTTGTTGTATGCTCAGGTCACGGAAGCCAGCGTACAGGGGACGCATACCGAATTTACATACGAGGTATTTGTAGCTACCGTGGTATTTGAAAACCAACGCGA